GGCCGATCTGCGACGGCGACGTCGACGCCCCGACCACTAAGTCGAATTGGCCCGCGCGCTACCCGATGGAGTGGATCCGCGCGGAGCGCGATCGCTTCCAGGCCGACGGCATGCTGCAGGAATTCAAGCAGGCCTACATGCTGCAGGTGACCGACCCGGCGACCAAGCCCTTCAAGGAGGACATGCTCGCCGCGCGGGATACCAGCCCCTGGGACTGGATGCCGCGGTTCGCGATCTACGACCCGGCGCGGACCTCGAACGAGAAGCGCACCCGCGAGCACCGGAAGAGCGACCGCTACGGGAAGGTCGTGGTCTCGCGCATGGGCTCGCAGATCCTCGTCCACGAGTCGGGCGGGTTCTTCTGGAAGCCGAACGAGTTCATCGCCGAACTCTTCACGATGAACGAGAAGCACGCGCCCGCGAAGCTCGGGATCGAGAAGAATTCGCTCGACGACTGGCTGCTGCAGCCCATCCGCATCGAGATGCTGAAGCGCGGCGTGTCGCTCCCGCTCATCCCGCTCTCGGCGCCGCAGGACCGCTCGAAGGAGGACTTCATCCTGGGCCTGCAGCCCTTCGCGGAGGCGCGCGACATCGTGCTCGTGGGCGGGCGCGCGGCACACCCGCAGCTCGTGGCCGAGTGGGCGAACTTCCCGCAGGGCCCGCGCGACATCATGAACGCGCTCGCGTACAGTCTGCGCATGTTCTCGGGCCAGCCCATCTACGCCGACTTCGGCGGCGCCAACATCGGCGACGCGCCGAACCCCGCGCGCGGCGAGACGGTCTACGTGGGCTTTAACGCGAGCCCGACCGACACGGCCTGCGTGGCGATCGTGCGCGAGGGCCGGCGCCTCGCGGTTGCCATGGACGCCGCGGCCGCGGGGCCCGACGCCGTGAAGTCGCTCGTCTTCGAGCTGCGAACCGCCTTCCCGCTCGCCTCATTCTCGGTCTGGACGCCCGCGGAGCTGCACGACCAGTGGCAGCGGATCGCGACCGTGCCGCAGCTGCGCGCCGAGCGCGTGGTGGTCTACCGCGGCGATCACATCGCGCCTGCGCGCGGATGCCTCTCCGACCGGATGCGCACCGAGTGGCGCGGCAAGCGCCTCCTCACCGTCGACCGGCGCGCGCGCTTGACTCTCAACGCGCTCTCGACGGGCTACGCCGCGGCGGTCGAGCGCGGCGGACGCGTCGCGGGCGAGCCCGAGCAGGGGATCTCGCGCCTGGTGGGCGAGGCGATCGAGTGCGTCGCACACATGCTGGACCGGCAGCTCGAGGCCGAGGGCCTGCCGAAGGGCGCCAACCTGGGGACCACCCCCGGCGGCGCCACGTACGTGACCGCCCATCCGGGCAAGCGCTAAAAGCCCATTTTTGACATTGGCGAGGAAGCGGGGCTACCATGGCCGCGCTCGCCCAAATTTGGGCTTTGATCTTCCGGAGACCGCCATGGCCGTGTCGCGCTCGCACAGCAAGAAAGCCCCCTCGCAGAATCCCGTCGGTTTCTTCAAGTGCGAGCAGCAGGGCGGCACGCACGGCACGCCGACGAAGGTCGGCGACAAGCTCTCGGGCGGACCGATGCGCGAGCAGATCTACGGCCGCAAGTCGCTCGGCAAGTAGCGCACCGTGAACCCGCTCTACCTGAAAGTCGCCGCCGCGCTCGAGAAGCACGGCGTGACCTCGGCCCTCAAAGCCGACGTGGACTCGATCTTCGCGGGCACCGACTCCCCGCCTTCCAGCGTTGTTCCTCCTGTTGTTGAGGCTGTTCCCGCCGCCGGTGCTGCGACCCCGGCGGCGGACCTTTCCCCGGTGGCCGGAATGCCAGCAGGCGGATCCGTCGGGAGCGCACCGTGACGCGCCGCCGGAAGGGCAAGGCGAAAAGCGTCTCGATGACGGGCGGCTCGAACGCGCCCTTCGTGCGCAACGCGAAGAAGCCCGAGTCGGACGACAAGCCGCACGTGCGGCCGGGTCCCGCCTCGACCAACCGCAACGCGCAGTCCCAGCACTCGAAGCGCGTGAAGCGCCTCACCGGCCTCATGCTCTGATGTGGCGCGCATCGCGAAAAAATCCCCCGACAAACCCGACGAGCTGAAGAGCTCGACGGTCGATAGCAAGGCTGCGCCCGACGCGCTCGCGACGGGCGACAAGCCCGAGAACTGGGCCGACAAGCCCGATTCCCCCGCCCACCAGGCCGCGAAGAAGCTCTACAAGCTGATCCTCAAGGGCTTCGAGAACCAGGCCGAGCAATCGGACCGGATCGAGGAATACTGGAACATCTACAACGCGCAGCCCGATGAGAACCTGCAGTACACGGGGAACTCGCAGGGCTACATCCCGGCGGTGCGCGACTGCGTGAACGCGCGCGCGAAGCGGGTCCTGAAGCAGCTCTTCCCGGTGAACCACAAGCACGTCGACGGCCTCTCGTCGGACGGCCGCGTGCCGAACCTGCAGCTCTCGCTCCTCGAGCACTACATCCGCAAGACCAAGCTCAAGGCCACGGTGCGCTCCGATCTCATCGCGGGCGACGTGACCGGGCAGTGGTGCCTCATGATCGACTGGATGAAGAGCGAGCGGCGCGTGACGAAGCTCGTGCGCCGAAACCCGATCATCGACGAGATCGACGGCGAGGACGTGTCCGATCTGGAGATCGAGGATCCGGGGGCCGATGAGGAGGAGGACACCGAGACCGAGGACGTGATCGACGAAGGTCCCGAGATCGTGGACTTCGCGGTCGAGGACCTCACGGTGATCCCGCCCACGTGCAACGACCTGCAGCGCGCGCAGGCGGCATGCGTGCGCCTTCGCCTCTCGGAAGCGCGCGTGAAGGAGATGGTCGACGAGGGTGTGTTCATCCTCCGCGAAGGCAGCGATCTCGACGACTACTGCAAGGGCAACTTCGGGAACCTCGAGAAGCGCAACCGCGAGAAGAAGCAGACCGAGGACGCGGGCGTGAAGACCCAGGGCACGAACAAGTACGCGCTCATCTTCATGGCCTACACGAAGCTCGACCTCGGGAAGGGCGCGAAGGAATCCGCCGTCGTCTACTTCTCCGGGCCCGACGAGATCATCGGCATCATCAGGAACCCGCTGTGGAGCGGCAAGGTGCCGGTGATCTCGCAGCCGGTCGACCGCGTGAAGGGCTCGTTCTTCGGCAAGTCGAAGGTCGAGCCCGTGAAGTTCCTGCAGTGGCAGCTTTGCGACTTCTGGAACATGGGCCAGGACTCGGCCATGTACTCGCTGCTGCCGATCTGGGCGGTCGACCCGCTCGCCGCTCCGCAGTGGGCGACGCTGGTGATGGGGCTCGCGGCGGTGTGGCCGGTCGACCCGAACAAGATCAAGCCCATGACGAGTCCGCAGCTGTGGAAGGACTCGGCGCAGATCTGCGACCTCATCAAGCGCCAGATCTGGGAGTCGATGGACGTGAACGAGATGATGATGGGCAAGCTCCCCGCGGGCCGGAAGAACAACCAGCTCATGGGCCAGATGCAGCAGGAGCAGTCGACCAACATCAGCGACCACGCCGACCGCTACGAGGAGGAGATGTTGTCGCCCCTCGCGGAAATGCTCTTCGAGTTCGACCAGCAGTTCCGGGAAGACGAGGTGATGATCGAGTCGCGCGGCGAGATCGGCGTCGAGGCTTCGGTGAAGACCATCCCCGTGCAGCAGTGGGGCGAGCGCATCTTCTTCCGCTGGATCGGCTCGTCCTTCATGACGAACATGCAGCGCATGCAGCAGCAGATCGCCTGGCTGAACGTGCTGAAGGGCATCCCGCCCCAGATGCTGGACGGCCGGCGCCTCAACCTGGCGCCCATCCTCGACAAGGGCACGGAGGACATCTTCGGGCCCGAGCTCGCGCCGAAGATCTTGGTCGACGAACGCAACATGTTCGTTGTCGATCCCGACACCGAGAACGAGATCCTGCACAACGGCATGACGGTGACCGTCCACGAGGCCGACGACGACCCGAAGCACATCCAGTCGCACATGAAGGCGGCGAGCCTCACCGGCGACCCCGCGGGGCTTTACAAGGCCCACATGGCCGCGCACATGCAGGCGATGCAGGTGAAACGCGAGAAGCAGATGGCGGCGCAAATGCCCAAGGGCCAGCCGGGCGGACCCGGCGGCGCGGGCCCGGGTGTCGCCGGCGCGCCGCGGCCGGGCGCGCAACCAGGCGCCCCGCGCCCCGTGCAGAACCCCGCCGGCGCGATCCCGCAGGACAACATGGCCGGCGCACCAGGAAGGGGGTGATCCGTGGCACGAGCGAAGAAGCGCAAGGGCAAGCAGCTGGACGAGGCCGCGGCGATGCCCGTGGCCGACGATCGCTGGCGCGCGCGGGATGACTTGCACACGATCGAGCGCGCGCATGAGGTGGTGAGCGACAGCTCGCGCCTCAAGGCCGCGAAGTCGGAGGCGAAGCGCCAGAAGGAATCCCTCGACCGCATCGCGCGCCTGGAGGGCAAGAAGCTATGACCGGCCGCATCCCCGACCAGGCGGTCCTCGAGGCGTCCATCCAGACCCTCGTCGAGCGCTTCGAGCGCGAGCACCAGGTCGAAGTGAGCTCGATCTGGGTGGAGCACCGCGTGCCCGCCGCGGTCGAGGTGACCGTCACCGTGCGCCGCCGGGTGAAGGCCGCATGAAGATCATGGGCATCCCGGTCGTGTTCGATCCGCGGCTCACGCAGATGCCGGCGGTCTCGCGCGGCTTCTGGCCGTTGAAGCGGATCGTGGTGGGACCCCAGTGGTACGAGCTCACGCCCGAGGCGCGGGTGTCGGTTCTCTTCCACGAGGTTCACCACTGCCTCGCGTTTCACCTCGAGGTGCGCTTGGCGATCCTGCCGCTCCTCTTCATCGCGCCGCGCTTCACGCGCCGCATCTGCCGCGAGCAGGAGCTCGCGTGCGACCGCTTCGCAGCCTCCCAAGGCTGGGGGCTGGAGCTCGCGCGGCTGCTCGAGCAGCTGCACGACCTACCGGAAAGCGACTTTTACCCGACATGCATCGAACGCGCGCGGACCCTGCGCGCCCACCTGGAGGACCCATGTTCAAACCCCTGAAACGCGCGTTCGCCGCAGTCCTCGCCGGCATCTTCCTGCTCGCCTCGAGCCTGGTACAGGCGGGCGCCTGCTGCTCGTCGTTCTCGATCTTCCCCGACACCACGCGGAACTTCTCGTCCAGCGTGCTGCTGCCGCCCACGTACACCGACGCGATCGTGCTGGTCGCCAACGTCTCGCAGACGCAGACCATCCCGACGGGAGCGACGTGGGTCGTCTTCAGCGGCAATTGCAACTTCTACGCTCTTACGGGAGCGTCGGCCGCCGTCCCCGGCGCCACCACTACCAACGGCAGCGCGGCGATGCAGAACCCTGCGGCGTGGAATATCACGGGCTTCACGCAGGTGACGGTGGTGGCACCGTCCGCGTGCGTCGTCACCTTGTCCTTCTACCTCTGAGGCCACGATGAAGCGCTTCCTCGTATCGCTGTTCATCGCACTCTTCACGACCTGCACGGTCGCGCAGGTCCCGATCTACACGCGGCCCGCGGCGGCCTCCGGCATCGCCAGCATCACCGGCGGCAGCATCACCGGGGTCACGGGCGTTGCGACGAACCTCGGCGGCTCGGGCATTCCCATCATCGGGCTTTCGACGGGGTCGGTCGCCGCGAACGGCGCCATCAGCGGCATTACCGCGCTGCCGCTCGTCTATCCCGCGGCGTACTGCTACTTCCCGGCGAACGCGCTCGCCACGGCGATCGCCGCGGGCTTCTACTACTGCACGTTCAGCACCACGACGGCCGGCACGGCATTCCTGAACCAGTGGAGCTCGGGGCTGCCCGTGATTCCATCGAGCCCGACGCCCGTCACGGACGGGAAGGGCGCGTACACGGGCGACACGACCGAAGAGTTCATGCCGAGCATCGCCATTCCCGCGCTCGGGGTGAATAGCCAGCTGTATGTCGACACCACCATCGTTGCGACGAACAGCGCGGGATCCAAGTCGGTCAAGTTCCGCCACAGCGGCAGCGGCGGCACGATCCTCTTCACCAACGCCATCACCACGGCCCAGAGCCAGCGCTTGCTCGGCGTTTCGGCGAATGCGGGCTCCACGAGCTCGCAGAGCGTGTCGTTCTTCACCGTGAACCAGGCGGGCGCCGCGTTCAACGGCACGCCGGCCATCCCGACCGTGAATACCAGCGCGGCGACGACGGGCGTCCTGAGCCTGCAGCGCGGCACGGCAACCGACAACATCATCCTGTTCGCATGGTCAATTGGTTTGTCGCTCTAGCCTTTGCGCTAGGAGCGTGGGGGGGCGGCGGCCCCACCCCGACGTCGCCCCTATCGGTATGGGTCGTCGAGGGCGACAGCCTGAGCGACAGCCTGATCTCGGACTACCCGGGGCTGTACCTCCCGAACGCTCGGCCAAGCGTTGCCGCGGTGGATTTCGCGGTGGCGGGCTCGACGCTGAACGATGCGATCGCGCGCCAGGCGACCGTCGACATGGTCATTACGACCAACCGGGATGCGCCCCGATTCATCTTTTCGGCGCTCATCGGGGGGAACGGATTTTGCAGCGCCGGCAGCCAGTGCCTCCTCGACCAGATCACCGCGCTCGCCACGTACTACGACGGGCGCCGCGCGGCGGGATTCAAGGTCGTTTGCATCACCTGGACGCCGCGGACAACGGCGCTATTCAATCCGGCGCGCAACCAGGTCAACGTCGCGATTCGCACGTGGCAGGGCACGCACTGCGACGCGATCGCCGACTTCGCGGCCGACCCGATCATGGGGCCGGACGCTGCCGCTTCCGACGTCTCGCTCTATTCGGATGGCACTCACCCGACGGCGCTGGGCCACAGTTACCTCGAGGCCGACATCCGCCCGGTCCTGAACGGATTGCTGCATTAGCCAAAAAGCCCAAATTTGACACAGCCCAAATATGGGCTTAACTTTCGGGCAGTCGTTACAAGGAGATAGACGATGAAACAGAAAAAACTCGCTGCCCTGCTTTCCTCGTTCTTCTCCTTGGGCGTGGGCGCTCCGCTCACGAGCCTCCCCAGCATGATGCAGGTGAACGGCGCGCTGGTGGACCCGGGCGGGCTCATCTCGTTCCTGAACCAGATGAACGCGGCGAACACCGCCGCCGACGGGACGAACTTCCAGACCTCGGCGGGCGCGACGATCACGCTCACCTCGCTGCAGAACCTCACCCAGCGCCTCACGAACGGCGGCGCGGTCACCGTCACCCTGGACTCGGCGTGGGCAATCGCCAACGCGATCCCGAACGCCTTCCAGAACCAGACCTTCCCGTTCACGATCATCACCAACGCCGGCACCACGGTCGCGACGCCGACCCTCACCGGCTCGGGCGTGACGCTCTCGGGCACGACCACCGTGCTCGCCGCCGCGGCGCGCTGGTATCAGGGACAGATCACCCAGATCGCGACCACGACCGGCGCGCCCGTCACCTCGGGCACGACCTTCACGTCGATCGCGCAGATCGGCTCGACGAACCGCTACACGGTGACCCTCGGCGTGAACGCGCTGGTCCCGGTGGTGGGCCAGGCGATCTACCTCAACGTCACGGCCGGCACGCTGCCCGCGGGCTGGTATCCGATCGACCTCGTGAGCTCGGCCACCTCGTTCGTCTGCGTGCTGCCCCCGTCGGGCACCGCCTGGACCGCGACCGCCGCCACGATCCCGGGCACCGTCACCGTGCCGGTCTCGCAGTACCAGTCGGGCTACACCGGCATCTTCTCGCCGCTCATCACCATCACCGGCATGATGGCGACCGTCACCGCCACGATGTCGGTCTAAGGCCCCGACGATGCGCGCCCTCACCCGCTGCCTGAATCTCCTGTGCCTCGGCACGCTGGCCCCGATCCCACCCGGGATCACCGCCGACAAGTCTGCGGGGTGGGGCCTCTTCGCGCTGATGAACAACGCGAACGTGTACTCCGCGTTCTTCGTGACCCTCGCCACCGCGGGCACGAACAGCACGCTGACCGCCGCGCAGGCGATCGCGGGGGCGCTGCGTCTCACCACCGGCGCGTCGGGCGGCTTCACGATCACGCTGCCGTCCACCGTGGCGCTCCTCGCCGCCCTCGGGCCCACGATCCCCACGGATGGCTCGTTCACGAAGTTCATCCACATCCTGAACGACGGCATCGGGCAGACCGGCACGCTCACCGCAGGTGACGCGAGCACCACGATCACCGGCACCGCCACCATCGCCACCAACACCCGCCGCATGTTCGCCATGACCGTGACCGGCCCGTCGACCATCACGTTCCAGAACTTCGGCTCCCAGGCCATCTAGCCCATGCTCATCTTCAAGCTGCTCGCTTCCTACCTCACCCTCGGCCACACCCCGCCTGCGGACGACAATCCCGATGCCGGTGCCGGTGCCGGCGGCGATGGCGCGGAGCCGCCCGACAAGCCGGACGGCGCTGGCGCGGACGGCGACGACGTCGATCCCGACCTCTCGGCGCTGGACGACGACGACGAGCCCGATGCGGCCGAGCAGCTCGCGACCGAGCGCGCGGCGCGCGCCAAGGCGGAGCGCGAGCTGGCGGAATCCCGCTCCCGATTCGAGGCCGAGCAGCGCGCGCGCTCCCAGCCCCCGCAGCCCTCGCAGGAAGAGCGGATCCGGGCCGCAGAAGAAGCTCGCCTCGCCGACCCGCAGATCTCCGACCAGGAGCGCTGGCAGATCGAGGCCAATCGGACGCTCCGCCAGAACCACCAAGCCTCCCAGCAGGCCCTCTTCCAGTCGCGCGAGATCGCCGACAAGGCCGAGTACGAGCGCCTGTGCGGCTCGAACCCGCTTGCGAAGAAGTACGCCACGCGGGTCGAGGAGAAGCTCACCGAGATCCGCCGCGGCGGCCAGAACGTGGAGCGCAAGTTCGTCCTCAAGCTGCTGATCGGCGATGACCTCGTGGAGGGACGCGTGAAGAGTTCGAAGAAGAAAGAACCGGGCACCGGCACCGAGCCGGCGGCCGGAACGACCGTTCCTCGCGGCAAGCCCGCGATGGCGCGCAGCGATGTCCGCGGCCGCGCCGGCAACTCCGAGCGCGACAAGCGCCGGGCACGACTCGACGGACAACTCATCTGAGGTGGCGACCATGAAAAAAGCCCTGACCCTGATCCTCGGTTTCCTGACCCTGGGCGTGGTGAACGCCGCCGCGAGCTTCACCGCGGACGTCGAGGCCTTCATCCAGGAAGAAGTCGAGCCGCTCGCGCGCCGCCAACTGGTCGCCTACCAGTTCGGCAAGCCGCTGCACCTCGACGTGAACCGCGGAACCACGTACACGGCTTCGCGCTACCAGCGACTGCCGCTCCCCTTCGCGCAGCTGCAGGAAGGCGTCGCCCCCTCGGGCTCGGCGATGACGCTCTTCCAGGTGTCCGCGACCGCCCAGCAGTGGGGCGACTGCGTGATCATCACCGACGTCGCGAACCTCACGATCAAGCACCCGCTCTTCCAGCAGGCGATCCAGCTGGTCTCGCTGCAGATGCCCGAGACCTTCGAGCGCAACACGTTCAACACGCTGCTCGCCGCGAACCAGGTGAACTACGCCAACGGCCGCGCGAGCCGCGCCGCGATCGTCGCCACCGACGTGATGACCCCGCACGAGTCGAACAAGGTCTACGGCTCGCTCGTGACCTACGGCGCGCCGCGCTTCAACGGCGACGAGCGCGAGGACATGATGATCGAGGCGGGCGCCTACCGCGATCCCTCGAAGTCCCCGGCGGTGATGCAGCACTACGTCGGCATCATCCACCCGCTCGCCGCGCAGGACATGCGCGAGAACGCGCAGGTGAACACCGCCTGGTCGTTCTCCGACATCAACCGGCTCTACAACAACGAGCTGGGCGCCTTCGGCGGGATCCGCTGGGTCGAGTCGAACATGGTCCCGTACTGGACCGGCAACGCGCTGGTGAGCGGCACCGCGTCCGCCGTCGGCGGGGCGCTCGCGACCTCGGCGACCTACAACATCATCGTGACGGCCGCACCGGCCCTCACCTCGGTGGAGCAGCAGATCTACCAGGTGTCCGGCAACATCAGCGTGACGGGCCCGACCGGCTCGATCTCGGTGACGCTGCCCACGCGCGCCGGCTACGTGTTCAACGTGTACATCGGCACGTCGGCCAGCCCGACCAACCTCGCGCTGTGCTCGGCGGGTCCCGCCACGGGTCCGCTCGCCGGCCAGGCCACCCAGCTGCCCTCGGGCGCGACGGTGGTCCTCACGGGTATCGGCGCCTCGCAGACCCCGCCCGCCGCGCCCGCGACCGGCGTCACGGTCTTCCCGACGTTCGTGATCGGGAACCAGAGCTACGGCCAGGTGATCCTCGAGAACCCCGAGTTCCACTACCTCACCGGGGCCGACAAGAGCGATCGCCTGAACCAGACCCGCGTCGTGTCGTGGAAGGCGTTCTACGGCTCGATCATCCTCAACCAGGCCTTCCTCGCGCGCATCGAGCATTCGAGCGCGTTCTCGCCGGGCTTCTCGGCCGGGACGATGGCGGACCTCTCGTAACCAGGAGTAGCTGATGACCAAGAAGGCCACGGGCGGCGCCACGCCGCCCGGTGTTTCTCCGGAGCAGCACATCGAGATCGCGTCGACCACCGGCGCGAAAGCGAGCGACGTGAACAAGCTGCTCGCCGAGATCGAAGAGCTCAAGGCGAAGCTGCAGCTCTCGGAGGAACAGCGCAGCGAGGCCGAGGCGGCCGCGCTCGCGATGGCCGAGGCGCAGGGCGCGCTCATGCAGCGCGAGATCCGCGAGGTGCCGACCGGGAAGTTCGTGACGGTGAAGCGCGCGGTCGACCCGAAGACCGGCAAGCCCTCGTACCGCGTCGCGGGCTACAAGGATGACGGCCGCGAGATCCTGAAGCCGGTCTTTCACGACTTCAAGCTCCCGACCTACTTCTACAAGGTCGACATGCCGCCCGTCGGCGGCGTGGACCTCAAAATCAACGACGTCTCGTTCTACCACGGCGTGGTGTACGAGCTCGACATCGACACGCTCCGCAGCGTGAAGGAGATGGTCTATCGTCTCTGGGACCACGACCGCAGCATCCACGGCTCCGACGAGAATTTCTACCGGAAGCCCCAGGAGACGACCCTCACCGGCGCGAGGCGCTGATGGGGGCCCAGATCGAGGCCCAAGACGTCGCGGCCCGGGCGGTCGTCGGCACTTTCCAGTGCCAGATGCAGCTCTCCAACGCGCGCTCCATCGTGATCACGGGGCACATCTACGACAACGACACGAAGGTGCAGCTGAACCAGCGCATCGACTTGTACCAGGACGCGGTCGATCGCCAGGCGCTGCGCGTTTCCATCACCGAGCAGGAGCTTCGTCGCAAGGCGATGATGGGCGGCATCGAGCAGGTGAAGCGCCAGCTCGAGGAGCTCAAGGCGCGCCAGGACGCGAAAGGCGGCGGCGCGAAGCGCCTGAACTCGCAGGACATGGTCAAGATCCAGAACGGCGACAACCAGATCAAGTCGATGCTCGAAAACATCGAGCAGCTCGACAAGGACATCCTCGAGGGCAAGCGCAAGCTCGGGATGGAAGTGTGAGCTCGTGCAAACCGCCCAGCAGATCTGTCTGCTCGCTTCCACGGTCGCCAAGGGCGGGACCGGCATGGTCGCGACCGCCGGCCAGTTCCTGAACCTCACGCTTCAGGACCTCAAGCTCAACCGCCAGCTCAAGATCAACCGCGTCACGCAGACCCTCAACGTGCCCGCGGGCTCGAACGGCCCGTTCACGCTCGAGACGGACTACCTTCGGACGTACGACATGTTCTACCCGCTCCAAGGGCCGAACGGCATGACGCAGTTCCTCACGCCGATCACCATGGAGCAGTATGACGAGGAGTGGAAGAACCCGTCGGTCTCGAACTTCCCCTACGAGTTCGCCACCGACCTCTCGACGCAGGCGAAGCTCGCGACCGCGACGGTGATCCCGACGGGCACGGTGGGATCGCTCACGGTAACGGCGAGCGGTTCGGGTTTCACGTCCTTTCCCGCCCTCGGCTTCTCGGGTGGCGGCGGCACGGGCGCCGCCGGCTCGCCGCACATGGGGTTTTCATTCGGCGGGGTCAACAACGGCGGCGCCGGCTACGTCGTCGGAGACGTGTTGACGTTGGTCGGTGGCACCTTCACGCGTCCCGCGAAGATCCTGGTGCGCACCGTCGGCGGCGGTGGCTCGGTTTCCAATCTTGTGATCGTCGACACCGGCGACTACACGGCGCTCCCTGCGGGGCTCGGCGTCTCGATTATCACCACCGGCGGAACCGGCAACGGCATGCTCTTCGCGTGGCTCGAGATGCTGATCTCCTCGGCCGTCGTGACGAACGCGGGCGCGAATTACACGTCGGCCCCGACGGTGACCGTGACCGGCGGCGCCGGCACCGGCGCGCACGTGACGGCGGCCATCTCCGCAGGCTCGACGGTCCTCGGCTCCGGCCAGCTCTACATCTACCCGCAGTCGTCGGGCGCGCTCGCGATCACGCATCGGTACATGCGCGACCAGCCCGATCTCGTGAACCCGGAATCGAGCTCCGAGGTTCCGTGGTTCCCTCACCAGCAGTACCTCATCCACCAGGTCGCCGCGATGATGATGGGGATCTCGGGCGACGACCGGCAGGCGAACTTCCTCGCCCAGGCCGAGACCATGCTGCGCCCGTTCCTCATCATGGAAGGCGACGAGCAGCAGACCGTGCGCTCGATCCGCCTGGACCCCCGCCACTTCAAGTCGAACCGGGGCCTGCGGCCGACGAAGGTCAATCCGTACTAGGCCCCGGGCATGATCCCCCAGAGCCGCCCGATCCGCTTCACCGCGAAAGGACTCACGGACGCCTTCGACGCGACCGACGAGTTCAAGGGCGCGTGCCAGTCGCTCTCGAACCTCATCTTCGACCAGTCCAATCCGGAGCTGGTGATCCCGCGCCCGGGCGTGCAGCAGACCGGCGCGATCCCGAATAGCGGCTTCGTCTCGACCCATGTAACCGTCGGCACGCGCATCTACGGGATGGTGGCGTCGGCGGCTTTCGCCGGCCACGACGAGCCGTTCTGCTACGACACCAGCACGACGTCTTTCGTGCCGATCACGGGCGTGACGGCCGCGAACACGCCGACGTCCCCGATCTCGGTCCTCTCGGACTGGACCCCGCCCACCATCGCGTCGGTGGGCGTGTACCTCGTCGTGACGCACCCGGGCTTCAACGGCACGGGCACGCTCTTCTTCGGCCTGATCGACCTCTCGAACCCGGCGATTCCGATCTGGAGCTCGGCGAACTGCACGACCAACCCGCTCACGGCGGTGCCGAAGGCAGTCGCGAACCTGAATAACCGCGCCTACTTCGCGGTAAAGAACCAAGTGCAATTCAGCGACGTGCTGAACCCGAAGGTGCGCACGAACGCGACCCAGGCGCTCACGATCTCCGACACCGAGGACATCAACGCGCTCTCGGGCCTGCCTGTTCAGACCACGAGCTCGGGCGTGGTGGGCGCGCTCGTGATCTGGAAGACCTCGCAACTGTGGCAGGTGACGGGCGATCCCACGACGAACGACCTCGCCGAGAACTTCATCTCGCTCACCGTCGGCACGCTCTCGCCGCGCACGATCGCGCAATCACCCGCGGGCGTCTATTTCATCTCGACGTCGGGTCCGTACTTCATCGACCCGCTGGGCACGCTGCGGCCGCTCACCGTGCGCGTGGATAGCGCCGAGCCCGACGTGCAGCTGCCGTTCATCAACGCGACGCGGCCCTCACGCTGGGCGGGCGCCTACGCCTCGTCCATCTACCGGGTCTGTGGTCCCGCCGAGATCGACGGCACGGAGGTGACGCAGGACTACTGGTTCGACGAGCACCGCCGACGCTGGAGTGGGCCGCACACGTTCGCCTACGACTGCGCGAGCACGATGAAGGGCTTCTTCATCCTCTCGTCCTATCTGCATGGCGGCGTCCTGTGCTCGAGCGACGTCGTGCCTAAGCTCTCGACCGTCTATACCGACCTCGGGGCTACGTACACCGTGGACCTCCAATCGTCGACCTTCCCGAAGACCGGCGACATGTGCATGAAGCAGGTGGTGGAGTCGCAGATCGAGCTGGGCGGCTCCTCGGTCACGTACACGATCACGGCCGAGGACGAGGCTGGCAACGTGCTGGACAGCGTGACGATCACCACGCCCGCGAGCAACGTCCCGGTGTGGGGCGGCGGCGCCGTGTGGGGCGATGGGACCCTCTGGACCGGCGCGCGCAGCCAGCCACCGCTCACCTATCCCGTCCCGTGGACGAAGCCCCTCGTCTTCGAGAAGCTGCAGCTGCACATCACGGCGCCCGTGAGCTCGTCGCTCAAGATCGGGACGTTCTTCGCGCGCTACCAACAGACCGGCTACATGACCCCAGGACCCACGCCATGAAAACGCTCGCCGCACTTCGCCAGTTCCTCACGCTCGGCGTGATCATCGGGGCGCTGCCCAGCACGATCTCCAACGGGAATGCGGTCGACGCGATCCCGGTGATGAACGACCTGAACTTCATCGTGGCGCAGGTGAACGCGAACGCGGCGGCGGCCTCCTCGGTCCCGGCCTTCACGAACGTGACGTCCTTCACGCCGACGCTTTCCTTCGGCGGCTCGAGCACGGGCATCACCTACCTCATCCAGACCGCGGCCTACGTGAAGATCGCCACCATGGTGCTCTTCACGATCGACATCTTCCTCACGAGCAAGGGCGCGCAGGTTGGGGCCGCCTCGGTGGGCGGGTTGCCGTTCGCCTCGAGCGGGAGCTTTCCGCCTGGCAGCGCGCCGACGGTCACCATCCTCACCCAGAACGTGACCTTCGCCGCGGGCTACATCGTCGGGCTTCTGAGCGGTTCGAGCATCTCGATCATCAACCCCGTGACGGCCGCCTCCTTCAACACGCTCACGAACGTGGCGTTCGCGAACAACTCCGAGCTCATCATCACGGGCATGTACTCGACCTAAAAGCCCAAATTTGGGCGGATGCGAGTAGCATAGCGCCCAAGGGGGGAATACCACCGTGCCGCTCCCGGCTTTCGCTCTCAGCTACCGCGACTATCTGCAGAACGCTCTCGGGACGAACTCGTCCGAGAACGCGTCGCAGCCCATGTCGGAGAGCGAGTGGAACAGCCTCTCTCCGGACCAGCAGTGGGGGTTCCTCGGCTTCGGTTCGGGCGGGGTCCAGGTCGGCGCCAACGACCCGCGCTACCAGGCCCTCTCGACTGCGTTCGGCGGCGGCGACAACAACCAGGTGCTCGTGATGCCTGGCACTTTCGATCCCGCGAACGTGAACAACCGCGGGGTGACTCGCTTCACCGATCCGTCGCACGTCGGGCAGGGGGACGGCTACTACGCCACGCCCTCGAGCAACGCGACGCCAGCCGCGCAGAACCAGGGCGGCTGGAGCGATCGGGAGTGGGCCTTGAACACGGCGCTTTTGTTCGCCGGCGGCTACTTCGGTGCGGGCGCTTTGGGCGGGGAAGGCGCGATGGGCGGCGTCGATCTGGGCGTCGGCGGCGGTCTCGACCCGGAAACCATCGCGCTCGCGAGTGGCGCGAGCCCCGGGGCTGCGGCAGGCACAGCCGGGACCGCGGGCACGGTGGCGGGCGGCGCGGCTGGAGCCGGCGGCGGCACTGCGGGCACTGTCGGTGCTGGCACTGCGGGCGCCGGCGCTGCGGGTGGTGCGACGGCGGTCGGCGGCGGTGCGGCTGCCGGTGGTGGCACTGCGGGTACGGTGGCGGGCGGTGCGGCTGCCGGTGGTGGCGCTGTGGCAGCTGGCGACGTGGCCGGTGGCGCTGCGGGCGGGACTGCCGGGGGAGGCGTGAACTGGGGGCAGATCATCCAGTCCGCGCTCGGCATGGGGTCGGGTATTTCCGGGCTCGTGGGCCGCAACGGCGGCGCGACGGCCTACGTCCCGCAGTGGCAAGCCGGCGCGGACCAGATGTGGCAGAACCTCATGCACGGCGCGGGCGACGCGTACGGCGCGCAGCGTGACGCGCTGCTGCCGTTCCTGCAGAACTCGTTCCGCGCGGGTTCGGCCGAAGTGCCGGGCGTGCAGGGCCGCATGCGCGACATCGCGAACATCGACATCGACCAGGCGAATAACCTCTTCACCGCCGGGGACCAGCTGCGCACGTCGGGGCGCGATCTCTGGACCACGGCCAACGACCCGCAGGGCGCGCTGCGCGCGCGGATGCTCGGCGAAACGCAGGAGCAATCGCGCGCCTCGAGTTCGCTGCGCGGCATCGGCATGGGCGCGCAGGCTGCTGGCCTTGAGAACGAGGCGGTGAGCAACTTCGGGATGAACTGGGAAGACCGCCAGCTCGCGCGCCAGGAGGCGGGGCTGCGCGGCATGACCGGAGCGTACAACACCGCCGGCATGAACACACAGGCGGGCGTCTCGGACCTCACCTCGGCCGCGCAGATGAATATCGGCGCTTTGAGCCTGCCGTTCGACTTCGCCAACTCGTACTCGGGCGCGATGAACAACGGCATCTACAACCCGGCTTTCGGGATGATGGGCAATCTCGCCTCGTACCTGGGCCTCGGCCAATCCGGCGGCAACAACGCGTTCAACCAGGGACAGACCAACCTCAACAACCTCACGACGGGCCTCGGGCAATTCGGCAACGCCGGCGGATGGGGCGCGCTCTCGCGCTTCTTCGGCGGTGGTGGTGGCGGTGGTGGTGGCAGCGACGGGGGCGTCGGCAACTGGGATAACTGGACGACTGGGTAATGGCCTACGAAGGCGGCTACACCTCCGCAATCAACTCGCAGCAGAGCCGCGCGATGCAGGAGGCCTATCGCCAGGCCGAAATGCAGCGCATGGTGCAGACCGCGATCGCCTTCCAGCAGCAGCAGCAGCAGCGGGAGCGCCAAGCGCGCGCGCGCGCCGGATTGGCCGAGATGCTGCCCGAGCTCACCCAGATCGGCCGCCCGCCGCCCGAGGGAGCCCAGCCGCCCGAGCCCGGCGCCTCGTCGCAGCCCATGGCGCGGCCCCAGCCGGTCCCGATGCCGTCGCCTGCTGGCCCCATCCCGCCGCCCCCCGGCGTCGGCCCCGCTTCGCCCCCGTCGGCCGCGGCAGCCGCCGCGCCCATGCCTCCGGGCGCCGGCACGGGGGCACCAATGCCCAAAAATGGGCTTCCAGCGGCCGCAGCGCCGCCCGGGGCTGCACCGGGGTGGAAGCCGCTCCCGAAGCCGCCGGAGGCCGCCCAGGCCGGTCCTGGAGGCATTCCGCCGCCTCCGGGCGAGGGTGCCGTCATGCCGAGGACCGTGATCAGCGTGGGCGACCTCACGAAGCTGCTCGCCTCGAAGGGCATCAAGGGCACCCAGGCGCTCGACATGATCGACGAGTGGAAGCCCTACATGGACAGCCAGAACAAGGCCGAGCTCGAGGCCATGCGGGTCCAGAACCGGGCGCAGGCGGCGGCCATGAACGCGTACGCCCACGTGCTTCAGGCGCACGCCGCGCAGCAGCGCGCGGATACCGGCGCCAATAAGCTCGACCGGGTCGACGCTCCGGTGGCCGCGGCGAAGGTGCAGAAGCTCGCCGCGGGCGGGGGCGGAAAGCCTGGCGCGGCAGCGCCCTACAAACCGCCCGAGGACCAGGCCTCGAAGGACGCGCTCGACATCCAGGCGTGGAAGTACATCCAGACCGGCAACCTGCCGTATCGCAAGGGCACGGGCGGCGGGGCCGACCGGAACGACTCGATCACGCGGCGCGCCGGCGAGATCGCGCGCGAGCTCGGCATGTCGGCGCAGGAGATGGCGTCGAAGCCCGCCGAGTGGAAGGCGGACGCTGCCTCGCTCTCGACGCAGACGAAGAAGCTCGACTCCATCCAGGGCGTGCTGAACTCGTTCCACAACAACCTCGACACGTGGGACTCGCTCGCGAAAGGCGTGAAGCCCGCGCTCGGCGGCAAGGCGATGGACGAGTTCGCCAAGGATCTGCGCAAGGTCGACTTCACGGGGATCCGCTCGATCGACGAGGTGAAGCTGCGCATCGAGGCGCAGTTCAACGACCCGACGGTCTCCGCGATGATGGTCGCGGCGATGGCGGCGGGCATGGACTACGCCCGCATCATGCAGGGCCCGCAGTCGGCCGCGAGCCTCACCGAGGGCGGTCGCAAGGAGGCCGAGCGCCTCATCAACGCGTCGGTTGACGACAAGGCGCGCACGGGTGTGAGGGCCGCGCTGGAGTCGGACACCGAGGGGCAGGTGAAGGGCCTGCGCGACCAGATGGACTCGATTCGCAAGCGCCTGGGCATGCGTCCCGCGGCCGGCGGCGGTGCGGGCTCCAAGGGCGAGTACGTCGAGCTCCGCAAGACGAAAGACGGGAAGACGATCGGCAAGAAAGCCGACGGCACGCTGGAGCTGCTCGATTGAGCCTACAGGCCGACTGGGATGCCGCGGTTCCCGTGGGCGTGAAGCCCGGCGGCGATCTCGCTTCGCAGTGGGAGCAGGCGACGCCGGTCAAGATCCCGACGAAGTCGGCCGCGGCACCGAAGGAGGAAAACCCGCGTTCGGCGAAGAACCTCGTGGGCGCCGCGATCGAGCCCGGCATGTCGCTTGCGTCCGGCGCCGTCGCGGGTCCGGCCTCGGGCCTCGCCGGTATCGCGGGCGCGGTGCTGCCGGGACCGCCCGGGCAGGGCGCGCGCTGGGCCGAGAACGTCGGCCAGGGCCTCACCTACCAGCCGCGCACCACCGGCGGACGCAACGCGATGGAGGCGATCAGCTATCCGTTCCGCAAGGTGAGCGAGGGCGCGAACGCCGCCGGCGAGCGTATCGCCGACGCGACCGGCTCCCCGGCGCTCGGTGCCGGCGTCAACACCGCGATCCAGAGCATCCCGCAGCTCGTGGGCGCGAAGGGCGCGCAATTGCTCAAGAAGCCGCCCGCGCCGAAGCTGGATCCGGACGTGAAGACGCTCATCGACCGCGGCGTGAAGGTCACCCCGGGCCAGATCGTGCCGAAGCTCAAGCGCGCGGAGGAAGCGGCGCAGAGCATCCCGTTCGCGGGCGACTTCGTGAAAGACGCCCACGGTCGCGCGGTGGAGTCGTTCAACCGCGCCGGCTGGAACGACGCGCTCAAGGCCGCGGGCGAGAAAGAGATGCCCGCGACGGTGAAGACCGGCAACCAGGCCTCGGCGTACGTGAAGGAGCGCCTGGGCGACCGGTACGAGGAACTGCTCGGCAAGATGGTCGGCCGTCTCGACAATGCGCCCCCGAAGAATGCTCTGCCGGCTCCGGGCCAACTCGGTCAGCCGCCGAGGCCTTCGCTGCGCCAGGAGCTTGACCAGCTGCTGGCCCTCGCGAAACAGGACGGCGGTCTGCCGCCGCGCGAGATGCGCCAGCTGCGGCGCATCGTCGACAAGGAGATCAAGGCCAAGTTCGACAAGAATGGCGCGGCGCCGGGCGACACGCTGAAGGCCATCCAGGAGACGCTGCGCAAGGAAGAGGGCGAGTTCCGCACGGGCGGGCCCTACGAACGCAAGCTCGCCGACGCGATCAAGGAAGCCGACGCGGCCGTGCGCCGGATGGTACGCGAGGCGAACCCGAAGCACGCTGCCGAGCTCGACAAGATCGACGCCGGCTACGCCCGCTTCAAGATCGCGCAGCGCGCCGCGGGATCGGTCGGCAACCAGGAGGGAGTCGTCAAGCCCTCGGCCTATGACCGCTCGGTGCGAACCAGCGACCGCTCGAAGGACCACGCCCGCTACTCCGAGGGCAAGGCCCTGCAGCAGGACCTGTCGGGCGCCGGCAAGCGCGTCCTCTCGGACACGCTGCCCGATTCGGGCACGCCGTTCCGGATCTCGCTCATGCACGCCCTCACCAACCCGAAGGCGCTCGCCGCGATGGGACTCGCCGGTATCCCGACCGCGATGCTCTACAGCCCGATGGGCATCCAGCTGATGCAGCGCATGCTCACCCGACCGCCAGCCGCGGGCCGCGCGGGCGCGATCGCCGCGCCGATCGGTGCCGCGCAGTACGGCCAACTTCCCCCGCCGCCGCAGTGAGATGTCGCGCCGGCTCCTCCTGATCGACACCTGGAGCAACTTCCTCGACTTCGCGATGCGAGCGCAGGAATGGGGCTGGGAGGTGGTGTGGTGGGACCGCAACCGGAAGGACGGCTCGGTGCGCACCGCCGGGCATGGCATCGTGAATCGCCTCATCGACTACGACCAGCTGCGGTCGAAGTATCTCGACTGGGCCGATCTCATCGTGCTCGCCGACAACACGAACTACCTCGACATGCTGGAGCCGTACCGGGAGGCGGGTTATCCCATCTTCGGGCCGTCGTGCGAGGCCGCCGAGCTGGAGCTCGATCGCGCCAAGGGACAGGAGGCGATGAGGCGCGCGGGCCTTAACATCATCCCCGGCGTGGAGTTCCATGATTACGACGCCGCGGCGCGCTTCGTGGAGAAGCATCCGACCTATCTAGTGTCGAAGCCCTCGGGCGACGCCAACAAGGCGCTTTCGTATGTAGCGCCGAACACTGCGGCGCTCCTCTACATGTTCGAGCGCTGGGCGCGCAACGAGAAGTACGTGCGCGACGCGCGCAAGCACGGCTTCATCCTCCAGGAGAAGAAGACCGGGTGCGAGTTCGCCGTGGGCGGCTGGTTCGGTCCTGACGGGTGGTCGCGCTTCTTCTACGAGAACTTCGAGTTCAAGAAGCTCATGGCGGGCGACCTTGGCCCCAACACGGGCGAGATGGGGACGCTCTCGATGTACGTGCGGAAGTCGAAGCTCGCCGACATCGCTCTGAAACCCATGACCAAGCAGCTCAAGGCCCTCGACTACGTGGGCTTCGTCGACGTGTCCGGCATGGTCGACGACGCGGGCGAGTTCTGGCCCTTCGAGTTCACGATGCGCCCGGGCTGGCCCACCTTCCACAATCAGATGGCGACCACCGAGGGCGACCCCGCGCAGTGGATGCTCGACAAGCTCGCCGGCCGCGACACGCTCAAGGTGCGCGAGAACCAGGCGTGCGTCTCGGTGCTGATGGCGATCCCCGACTTCCCCTATTCGAAGCTCACGAACAAGGAAGTCTCGGGCATCCCCGTGTACCTGAACGACGCCGACCGCAGCGCCGTCCACCTCTCGGAGGTGAAGCTGGGGGAGGCGTACGTGCAAGTGAACGGCCAGCCGTTGAAGATGCCGTGCTATGTCTCGTCGGGAGACTACGTCGCCGTGGTGACGGGCGTCGGCGAAACCATCACCGGCGCGCGGCGCAGCGCCTACTCGCAGGTCCGCAAGATCAAGATGCCGGCCGACCCGTTCTACCGACCCGACATCGGCGCGGGGCGCCTCGTGAAGGAGTTGCCCCTCGTGCAGAAGCACGGCTTCGCGCAGGGGTTCAAGGTATGAGCGACGTCCCCATCGCCCCCGCATTCAACGACGCGAACATCGAGCGCGCGCTGATCGAGGCGCAGGGCGACCTGCACATCGCCTCCCAGCTCCTCGGCCACGTGACGGTCCTCAAACTCGACCGCGCGATCCGCGCCTCCGACCGCCTGCAGCAGGTATTCCTCACGATCAAGCAGGTGAAGGCGCTTCCGGAGTACGACCGCATCTCGCAGGAGCAACTCGAGCAGGAACTGGTGCGCCGCCTAACGCTCTACCGGGTCGACGCGATGGACGCCCTGCACGACCTCGCGACCATGCCGATCGACGAGAATTCGGCCATGGCGCAAGTGAAGCTCGCCGCGGCGGCGCGGCTATCGGGATCGGTCACGCCGCAGGCCGGCGGCTCCGACATGGAGCAGACGCTCCGGGACCTGAACGAGCTCTACCACCGCGAGGCGCCGCGCATCAAGATCACGCGGCAACAGACGACAATCGAGTTCGCGCCGGGTGAGCGGGCAATCGAGGGGTCGGCAGCGCCTGCGGATTGAATTCGGCGCTCGCCTCCACGCGGGCGATGATCTCCTCGAGGCGCGTGTCGGCGGTGCGCTGGCGCGCATCCAACCGTTCCCAGTGCGGCACGATCTCGTCCAGGTCGTAGCAGAAGAGCGTGTCGCGGACCGCGACGTGCCCGCGGCGCTCGAGGAGCCGCATCGCGACCTTCCAGTGGCGCACGCGCTTGGAGATTTCGGCGGGCACCACGAGGCGCGCGCCCTCGAGCTGCGGGCACTCGTCGAGGAACGCGTAGGCGGCCGATAGCGTGGGCTCCCCGAGCGGGGCGATGCGCGGCGACACCTGCCACACCATCTTGAAGGCCCGCGGCGGCAGCATCGCGCGGCGCGCGCAGCCGAGCTCGGCGCTGCGCATGCCCATGTACGCCTGCGCCTGGCGCTCGGCAACGACTGGGGCGGTCAAGCGCATGCCCACGGCGGCGGCGACCTCCGGGCACGCGGGCGCGGCCGCGATGAAGTCGTAGAGGCGACGACACTGCTCGGCCCTGGGGAAGTTGCTGCGCACCCACCGCCGGTGCTCGTTCCAGTTCGGCGGCCGGTACACGACCGCGATCTCGCTGGTGCCCTCGGTCCAGGCGTCCAGTTGCGGGATCGAGATCGGGCATTCGGAGATCAGCTGGGCCGGGTGCGCGGCGATGTTCTCCAGCGCCACGTAGGCGCGGTCGTAGATGCACAGGCCGCCTTCCCGGTTCCACGCCGCGAGCTGTGTGTCGAATTCTTGCGGGTTCAGGACGATGAAGGGATTCAGGTCCGCGAGCGCCGCGCGCCGCAGGCGCAGGGGATTCCACAGGTTGTTCTTATTGCGGACGAGGACCCGCCCGTAGCGCCGCAGGAGCTCGCGCGCGGTTTCCTCCCGATTGCGGGTGTGAACGATCTCGGTCACGGTCGGCGCCCATCTTTGAAAAAGCCCATATTTGAGTATAGACTTTCCCGCGATAGGGAGGCTCCCATGACCTCACGCGTAGAAGAGGACTCGTTCGAGATCGAAGGGCCGATGGGGACACACGCCAGGGCCCGCGGCCCCGGCGCGATGCTGGCGCTGCTGATCGTCACCGGCTTCGCCGGCATGGTGGCCCTCTGGTGGGTGCATCACAACCAGATGCTCACCGATCACGACCTGGTCAAGCAGGAATTCAACGAGATGGTTTACGTGCTCTCCCTGCCGGAAGAGGAGCGCGCGAAGCTGCGCCTCGCGATGCCGGAATCGTTGCGGCACAAGGTGCGGCGCGCCCATGAGGAAACGCAGTGACACTCGGGGAAAAGCAGCGCCTTTTCACCCGCCTCCTCGCGAATCTCATCGCCTGGGCCTACGGGCAAGGTTACGAGATTTCGGTGGGCGAGGCGTGGCGCACCGACGAGCAGGCGGAGATCAACGCGATGGGCCCGTGGGGCCGGGAGCGCGTGGCGGCCTTCATCGAGGACCTGTGGCCCGTGTTCGCGGCGAAGCTCCGCAACAACGCGGGCTCCGGGATCCGCAACAGCCTGCACGAGCGGCGTCTCGCGATGGACCTGAACCTCTTCAAGGGCGGCGCGCTCCTCACCAAGGCCGAGGACTACGAGCCGCTCGGCGTGTACTGGGAATCGCTCGATCCGCAGTGCTGCTGGGGCGGGCGCTTCAGCGACGCGGACCACTTCTCGATCACCGACGGAGGGCAACGGTAATGGACGAAGCCAACAAGCAAGCACTTCTCAGCGCAATTCGCTCCCTCCTCATCGTGCTCGGCTCGTCGCTTATCGCGCACGGCTGGGTCACCGACACGCAGTGGACGCAGATCGTCGGCGCGCTCACGACCATCGCCCCGATCGCCTGGGGCGTGTTGGACAAGTTCCAGGCGGAGAAGAACACGCAGGCCCGCGTGGCCGATGCGGTCGCCACCGCCACCGGCGCGCACCCGACACTCACCGCGGCGGATGCCGCCAATGACGGAGGTAAGCCATGAAGCTGTTGTTCGCTGCAATCCTTTCGTTCGTCCTCGCGGCGTGCGCCACCGGCGCCACGCCGACCGATCCCGCGCAGGCGGTGTACCAGGCCAAGGCCGACTACACCGCCGCGCTCACGGTCGCCGTCGCCTACCGGAACCTGCCGCCGTGCGGCGCCGGGCCCGCGGTCCTGTGCTCGCAGGCGAAAGTGGTGGCCCAGCTGCAGCAGGCCGACGACGTCGCCTACCCAGCCCTCCAGGCGGCCGAGAACACGGTGCGCGCGCCGGGCGCCGGCGCCAATGCGCAGACCGCCATCCTCGCCGCGCAGCAGGCCGTCGCCGCGCTCACGGCGATCACCCAGACCCTCCAGGTGAAGCCATGAACCCCGCCATCCTGCTGTACGCAATCCAGATCCTCAACGCGCTGCCGCAACTGATCATGACCGGCCAGAACGTGATCGCCGTGGTGCAGAAGCACCGCGATGCGCTGGAGCGGATGGCGGCCGAGGGGCGCGACCCGAATCCCCAAGAATGGGCCGAACTGAACGCCACCATCGACGGCCTGCGCGCGCAGCTGCATGCGCCGCAGTCCACCACCACGCCGGTCCCGCAATAACTGAGGAAGACCACATGAGCGAAGCCATCACTCTCGAATCCCTCAACGCGAAGCTGGACACGCTGCTCGCGATCGCCCAAGCGAGCGGCACCCCGCCGACTGCGAAGGCGTACGACCGTCCCGAGCTCAGCGTGGACCAGATCACCGCCTTCGACGGCCACACGGTGAACGCCGACGGCTCGATCTGGGGCGTGTCGAACTACCCCCAGCAGGGCGTAAAGATCCGGGAGTATTTCGGGTACATCTCGCCCGCGAAGACGCCCGACATCTGGACCGCAGGTCTGAAGCTCCTGGGCCCGGAGCGCTTCGCCGTGTGGGAGGCTGGCTGGAAGGCGAACCCGTACGGCGTGTACCACGCCGACATCCGCGCGGAGCTCGCCAACGGCGTGGCGAACTTCATGCTCTTCAGCATGGCCTACGGGCAGCCCGCGCGAACCGTCGTGCAGTGAGCGCGGCGGCCTACGTGCTGATCGTGTGGGCGGTGGCCTCCGACGGGCTTCCCGCCCTGCCGATACGCGTCGAGCTGAAGGCCACGCTCGCGGCCTGCAGCACCGCGATGGCGGCGGCCATCAAGGCACCCAACACGAGGGCGGTCTGCCGCAAGAAGGCTGGGGTCTGATTCCGTGGGAGGCTCCACGTGGAACATCCCGATGGGCAGGCTGATGGGCTGATGGGGTCAAAAGGGTCATTTCCGGGCCATTCCTGCCCTCGTGCTACAGAGTGACAGGGGCGGCCAGAAGTGACTCATAATCCCTTGGTCCCTGGTTCGAATCCAGGCGGGCCCACCTATAATCAAGCACTTGCGGCGCTTCGCTTTTTGGCCGATGGGATTTTGATGGGCTGGAATCCCTTGGTCATCAGGCGCAGCGCCGTGCGGTTGAGCACGCGAGCGTACACCTTGCGCGCCACGTCGAGGCTGTTGCCGAGGATGTGCGCGACCACCTCGAGGGGCACCGGCGGGTCGGCGTTGAGCAGGATGGTGGCGCCCGAGCGGCGCAGGTCGTGGTAGACCAGGTCGCGGATCTTCGCCTTGTCGCGCGCGGCCTCGAACCAGGTGTAGTACGTGCGGACGTGGTGCTCGAAGGGCACGGCCTTGAGGTACGGGCGCAGCTGCGGCACGATCGGCACCACCCGCGGCTCGCCGTTCTTCGTGTCGGGCAGCGTGATGCCCTGGCGCCCGATGTCGGCCTTCCTCAAGCCCTTCACCTCGCTCTCGCGCATCAAGGCGTAGGCCCCGAACGCCATGAACGCCTCGGCCTCGAAGCTGGGCGCCTTGGACAGGAGCTTCGCGATCGCGCGGCGGTCGATCTGCCGGGTGCGCACGCGCTCCTTCGACTTGTCGATGAGGATCACGTAGGGCGACAGGTTCTCGGGCGTCCAGCGCTTCACCTTCCACGCCCACTTCGCCGTCGCCTTCACGATCGCGAGCCGCCGGTTCGTGGTGGCCGGGGTGAACGCGCCCTCGCCCTTCACGCGCTTCATCGCGTGGATCTTCTCGGCCGCTTCGACGACGCCGGCCTTCGTGAGCGTGAGGCCCTTCACGGCTTCGCGGACGAGCGCGACCTTGCTCTTCGTCGAGCGCCAATCCTTCCGGCGCCCTTCCTCGCTCGGCTCGACCACCTCGTCGTACCAGTCTTGAATCGCCGCGGCGAGGCCCACGGTCGGCGTCTTGCCGAGCACCGCCTGCTCGATCAGTTCACGCCGGAGCTGGAGCTCGAGCTCGTCGGCCTGGGCTTTCGTCGCGCCGGCCGGGAGCCGTCGGAAAACACGATGTCCGCGTGTCTCGAACTCGACGGCGCGCCGGCCGTTGGGGAGCTTCTTGACTGCCAATGGGTTCTCCGCTTGAAGTCGTCGACGTCTTCTCGGGCGACGCGGATCGCGCCGAGGATGCGATTATGGGCCAAGTCGCCCTTGGCGATCAGCCGGCGCACGGTGCGCGGCGACACGCCGAGGAGCGGGGCGACTTGCGAGATCTTCAACACGGTGGCTCCGCCTATTTCATGGAACATTGGCGGTCCATCGAACAAATCGTTCGACGCGGCCTGGTTGCTCACATTGCGAGATAGCGGTCGCGGTTCGGTAGCACGCCGTGCGCTCCTGCGATTTGTGTATGCCCCACAACGTAAGTGCCGTCATCCCGATCACTCCGAAGGCCAGCGCGCGAAAAGCGAAGATGATTAGCGGCTTCATTTCGGCTCGAATCCTTTGCCCTGCCACGAACAGCCGCTCTCTTGCGCGCGGATCATCACGCAGAGGCCATGCGCGCTATTCACAAGGCCCGTGGTGACGCCCGCATTGCCGCCATCGGCGCAGGTAGCCAGCGCGGCGGGAAGCCACCAGCGACGCTCGTAGTGCTTGCAGTCGCGGCATTTCGGCGGGTAATTCGGATCGTGCATCGGGCCGGGATTGGAGCCGCCGTCCATTAGATTTTCCCTTGCGAATGCGTATCGTCGATCAGAGCGCCGCGCTCGGCCTGCGCCTTGAGCAATCGGCGGTAGGTGTTGTTGCTCGCTCCCACGATTCCCAACTGCCCCGCGACGGCCTCCACGGCTTCGGCACAGGCCGTCAGGTAAGCGCGCGAACGGAATCGCTGCTCGCGGGTCTTCGTCGCCCGGAACGCAGCCCACACGGCCTCCTGCTGCGGCGCGGGCACCATGTTCCAGTGCGGGCGGCAGAACAGCATCCGGGGCTGCGTCGGCGTCCCGCAATGCGGGTAGTGGCAGGCGTGGCTCATTTATCTACGCTTGCGGTGAGCGTCACTTGCCGGCAGTCGTAGGCCAGCATCAGCGGGTGGCACGGGATACCGTCGTCGGTGAGCTTGAGCGCCGTGGGTCGCATCCCCGTGCGGCGAATGATCTCCAGCACTTCGGTGGGCCGAGACAGCCCGCGCGCGTTCACGCCCCACGCGCAGATCACGGAGTTGGCATGCGACTCCACGAGCGCCGCCTCGATGTGCCGGTCGTTCTCGGGTCCGCGCGGGTAGCCGGCTTTCTTCAAGTCGGCCGGCTTCGTCGCGCGATAGGCGTAGAGGTTCACCACCTCGATCCCGTCGTAGCCCATGCGCTTCGCGAAGCCCACGCACTTGCGGATCGTGGGGTCGTCCTGCTCGGCGTCGGCCGTCGATGGGTTGAGCATCACGAACGGCAGCGCGGCGCCCTCGCCCCATTGGCGGGTGAGGCGATACCGGAACTTGCCGCAGGGCGAAATGACCGCGCTCACGCCTTTGGCTCCGAGGTACATACACCGTGTAATGCGATCACGGCTGCGGCCCTCGCAGCGATGCTTTCACTTCGTCGAGTTCCTTCTGCAGCTTGTCCACGGTCTGGTGCAGGGCGTCGGCCATGTAGCCGATGGTTGACGGCCCCATGAGCAGCACGATCTTGTGCGCCTTGTCGCCCTCGGTGTGGCCGACCATCTCGAACTCGACCCCTCCCTCGTGCAGCACCTTGGCGTCGCACCATGCGAGCCGGAGCCGGATGGTCTTGCGCTGCTCGCTCATGTGGTTTGTTCCTTCTTCGGTGGCATTGGGAACGCGAACGTGCCCGTAAGGTGAACGACGATGCATCGGTTAGGTTTGGGGCCGAGAACCTTCGCGCTATGCACGGCGTCTTTCTTGAGGGCGTGGAAGGCCCATATTTCCTGCGCAACCGGGTCGTAAGCGACATACGTTTTCAGCGTGCGGATTCGAGTCGTCCACGTCTGCTTTTTCATGCCGCCTCCTGTTTAGGCTTGCCGCAATCCGGGCAGGCCCCCTCGGCATTCCCGGGCCCGAAGCAGAATCGACAAGGCACGCCCGCCACCGTGGCGAGCGCCTTGTCGATTGCAGCCATCGGAGCGTCCATCAGCAGCCCGCCGCGCTCATAGGCATCGCTGGCGAGCGCCATGAAGTCTTGCTCGGACATGGTGGCAAAGGCGGTCTTGCCCTCGCTATACCCGTCAGGCGACGCGCTGCGAACGGTGACTTGGACGTTCCCGCCTTCGACGCGGTAGACCGAAACGAGCGCCGGATAGGGGCCGGATGTCGAAGTCCAGGCGGCTATATGCTTGCTCATGTTTTCTGCTCCGTTGAGGCGTCACGATTGAGCTTCTCGGAAATCTCTAGTAGCGCCGCCATCCCGGCGGTTTCATCGCTACGCTCCTCGCAGGCGTAGTTAGCGGCGAACAGCGGGCTGTCGTAGAGCGACACAGCGGCGCGGGCCGCAATGCCCATGTCCCGAACGATGTCCTGCCATGGCGTCGTCGGCGGTCCTTCCCCTGTGTACTGCCCGATCATGGCGAGCACGCCACGAAGATGCGCGATTGCCGCTTCTCTCGGGTCCGCTTTCCCTTTTTTCTCTGTTAGAGGAAAGGGATTGGTGGGCGGCAGTTCACCCCCACCCGAAGGTGACGGCTGCCTATCGGCCGTAGTGCACTCACTGCCGCCCGTAGAGGTGGGATTCTTGGCGAGCGCGGCGTCGGCCTGCGCTCGGATGTAGAGGTTGCGCGTCGGATACTGTGCAGGCCAGCCGTGTTGCTCGGAGGCGATGATGTTGAATAGGGCCGTTTCGAGAAGCCCTGCGTAGGCGTGTTGCTCGTCGGCTTGCGCGTAGGCCGTGATGCGATCCAGCGCGCACTGTTGCAACTCGCGCTCAAGCCGGCGGGCAAAGTCGAGCAGGCAAGATTCGTGCATCCCCTGGGACAGGCACATCCCGGTGATGCTCTTGAGTTCGGCTTCCGTGCGCGGCGTGTCGCTCATTTCGCCTCCATGGCTGCGTCAATGGCGGCGCGCAGGCCCTTGCCGTGCCCAAGGGTTCCCGTCACGCTGCAATCGACGTAGATCGTCTCGCTGCCGGGGCGAAGATCGCGCGTGATGTCGAGGTCTTCGCTGTGGAGTTGGAGCCAGTCCAGTCGCGCCCTGTCTTTTTCTGCCTCGGAGAGGCGTGTTAGCGCAGCCTCGACCGTCGCCACTTCCTCCAGCAACGCCATTTCCTTGTTGCCGTGAAAGCGATCCTCGCCGGGCTCCATGCTCGCGTCCTGGCGGTCCTCGAAATACTCGCGAATCGCGGCGATGGCGACTTCGGCGGCGCTCGGCTTCTTGGTGGTGTCGGTCATGGCCTAGCCCTGCATGTCGCGGCCCTTGACGAGCCGAGGCTGTCCAGGCTTGGGGGCCTCGGGCGCGGGTAGGAAGGACGACGCGCCGCCCGCGAGCTTCATGTGATCGACCTCGACCTTGGCGCTATCCACGATCACCTTGGCGACCTCGGCCACGGCCTTCGCCCGCTCGATCTCCATCGGGTTTTCCTTGTCGCGCAGGCCCCGCAGCGTTGCGAACAGTTCCTCCCGAAGATCCTCGATCTTGTTTGCGCTCATGTTTGCCCTCTCTCTTGTTGATCTGGCGCGTGATCGCGCCACGAAGTTGAGTGATCTGCCGCAGTTCCTTCGGGTAACGCTCGTGCACGTTGAGGCGGATGTGATCGCGCCGCGTGATGAGGATCAGGTTCTCGGCCACCGTGTTGAGCTTGTTGCCGTCGATGAAGCGCAGCACCATCCCCTTCGGGATCGGGCCGTGCGCGGCGATCCAGTTGAGCCGGTGAAACGGCACCCACGCCCTCGGCCCCTTGGCCGTGTCGTCCACCTTGATTTCCCGGTAGCCCTCGCCGTTCAATCGCACGGAGCCGACCGGCCTCCATGTGTGCGGCTTCTGGCCCTTGCGGAATTGGGTTTCCTTCATCCGGCCCGGACCCCAACCAGGGCGGCGCAGGCCCTTGTTGGGTGGGGTCTGCCCCTTCACGAAGCGGAAGGCCGCGCCAACGGCATCCCCGCGCCGCAGGCGGCACGCGGCGGGGCTGGCGAGGTACTCGGGTGACTTCTCCAGCCCGAGGCGTTTGGCGAGGTTGTAGCACCGCTTCTCGTCGGTCCCGAGCATGACCGCGATCAGCCGCGTCTTCATGTGCGGGTATTGCGCGGTGAATTGCGCGATCTCGGCGGGAGTCCACCGGGGGATCGGCTCGGAGCGAAGGCGGCGCTTGGTCATGGTCTAAACGTGGAATAAAACGGGCTTAGTCCGCACAGCAGTGCAACTCGCCGCCGACGCGCCGATCGCACCGGCCAGCCGCGATGCACTTCTCGGGATGGCAGCAGAACGGGTACTCCGGCTTCGGCTGGTACGTCGCGCCACAACCGGGGCAGGCGTTGTCGGCCAGCACCACGCGCCCGTCACAGGGCCAGCACGTCCACGAAATGAGAGAGGTCATTGATGTAACTTTCGGAGAACGGTCGTTCGGTCGGATGTGCTTTTCGTGGGCGTGTTCGTCTCGGGTAACGCACATTCCCCTGCGCGAGTGGAGGAGTGGGAGCCTCATTGCGCAGGAGGATGAGCGCTGGGCTCATCTAGCCCTTCCTCGGAGCCCTTTCTCAGATCAGGCCGGACGTCGCCCCGGCGATGGCGATGGTTTATGGCGATGCGTTCCAGCGATTCGTGAAGGCCGCGTTCGCCTTCGGGTAGAACGGTTGATCGCGCACCGAGTCCAACACCTCGGCGGCGGCGTCGCGGTTCGCTGCGGCGTCGATCTTGCGAAGGATCGCCGCCTCGTCGACGGTGGGCTTCGGGTGCCGCTCGACCCAGCTCTTCGCGCGTGCGAAGGCGTCGGCCTCGAGGTCCGCGAGCGTCGCGATGCGGCCCACGCGGCACAGGTCGGAGACGGTCACGTCGCGCTCCGCGCACAGCCGCTCGAGCTCCTGCTTCTGCTCGGCGGTGATAAGGGCCGCGGTCGAAGAAGATGAGGGAGGAGCGGTTATCGTCGTAGCCCCCCCGGTCCTCGCGGAGTCGGGCATCTTCTTCGGCGCGGTTTCTTTGGAGCGGGCGTCGGCCCAGGCGGCGAGGCGCCGTCCCGTGCTCTCGTCGATCTTCTGACCGAGCAGGAACACCGGCTTGAGATCCTCCTCGAGGGCTTTCACCTGCTCGGGGACGCCGGCGTTTTCCGCGTACATCATGAAGCTCGCCAGCATCTCGTACATGAACATCTTTTCGCAGATGGGCTGGTAGCCCGCGTCCACGATCACGGTCTTCTCGCCGCCGCTGCCGTCCTGGCGCTGGAACTTCTCCTTGAGGAACTTCACCTTGGGCTCGGCGCGCAGGCAGCAGATGATGAGCGTGGGGTAACGGATCAGGTTGCCCATGAACTCGCGCTTGTGGCGGCGCTTCGCGTTCTTCCACGACGGCGCGATGAGCTTCTCCATTTTCGCGGGGTCGCCCTTCGCCATCTTCTCCAGCTCGTCCTCGGCGATCTCGCTGATGCCGCCCTCGCCGGCGTACTCGTGGCTCGTGCTGTCGAGGACCACGGCGCGGTAGTGCTTCACCGCGGCGAGCGCGGCCCACGTGCGCTCGGGGGAGAACGGCGGCTGGAAGTCGAGCCAATCCCACGGCTGGTGCCGGGCTTTCTTGTAGAGCGCGCGCTTCTCCTCGGTGTCGAGCACGACGAACTTCTCGTTCTCGCCGAAGTAGTCGCACCACCCCCGCGCGAGGCGCATCGCGCTCTCGGTCTTGCCGGACCCGCTGGGCCCCGCGATCGCGATGGCCGGGGCCTTGGTGAACTGCACCTCGAGCGAGTCGCGGATGGTGAAGTCGTTGCTCATGCCGGATCGGTTTCCTTGGCGAACGCGCCCTTGTAGAGTTGGCCCGGCTCGTAGGGGATGCCGCGCGCCGCGCGGTCCTCGGTCTCGTCCAGCTGCCAGGGCATGGCCTCGGCCCAGTGGATGCGCTGGTCGTGCCCGGGCCAGTGGTTCGAGGCGAGGCATTCGCGCCACGTGCGGACCGCGTAGTCGACGTCCTGCGCGGCGACGGCCTGGAGCGATGGCCCGCAGCCATGGAAGCTGCAGCTGTGCGGGGCGCGCGTCTCCTGCGCCACGAAGATGAACTTGGGCCGGTGGCCGAAGAGCGCCTGGATGCCGCGCGAATAGAACTCGTCCTGGATGTGATAGCCCATGCGCGCGATCTGGCGCGAAAAGGCACCCGGCGTGGCATCGGTCGTGGTCTTGTAGTCGAGGGCCACGCGCTCGCCGCCGGCGAGGAAGTCGGGCCGCGCGCGGCACATGACCCCTTGCTCTTCCCAGATGAGGACGTGCTCGGCGCGGCCGTTGGTGAGGGTCAAGCCGCTCAGCTGCCCGCACTGGGTGATCGCGAGCACCGCGGCGTCGCGCATCTTGAGGACGTCGGGGTAGCGCGCGGCGAGGATCGGGTGCTTCCCGGCCTTGCGCGCCTCGTCGCGGGCGGTGCGGGCGTCCTTCGTGCGCCAGTCCGGCGCGTCGACCACGACCATGCGGTCCTCGCCCTCGAAGAGGAGCGCGTGCGTGGCCTGCCCGATGTCGAAGGCCTCCTTCTCCTCGGGCTCGTAGTTCGGGTTCAGCGCCGCGCACTCCGTCCAGGCGTGCAGCGGCGACTGCGCGATCATCACCTTCGCGAGCGAGTGCGAGAGGTAGGGGAGGCGGTGATACTCCTCCGCCGACATCTTGTAGATGCCCGGGCTCATGCGCGGCACGCCGGACAAAGCGTTCGATAGCCGCGGGCGCCGCAGCCTTGGCAGAAGCAGTCGTCGGCCACGCGCGCGCCGGCGTTCTCCTCGGCCTCGCGCTCCTTGCGGAACCGCTCGAGGATCTCGGCCTTGGAGTTCAGCCACTCGACCGCGGACTCGTGCGGCTTCTGAGGAATGCGATGGACGCTCATTTGAACCACCACCAGGCGAGCGCGAGTCCGACGGCGACGATCGGCCACGCCTTGTCCTGGATGCGCCGGCGAAGGCTGCGGCGCTCCACGAAGAATTCCGGCTCGCGCTGGAGCGCGCGCGCCTCGGGGGAGGGGCTCATGACGGGGGTCTCCTGGGTGGTGCGAAACAGGCGCCGGCGGATGCCGGGGATCGCGGGGCCGCGGTAGCTCATTCGGTCCTCCGGTTCTCGACGAAGGCGCACTGGTCGCAGAAGTAGGGCTGCATGGGGTTGTGCGTCGGCGGCCGCGTCCACGGCGCGCGCTCGGCCGTGCTGAAGTCCTGCGCACAGGCGACGCAGAAATACTGGAAGTGCGGCGGGATCGGGACCGCCTTCAGTCGGGCCAGCACACGAACCCCGCGGCGGGAAAGGCGATGGAGCTCACGAGGCGCGACTCGATCTCCTCGGCGCACGCTTGGCGGAGCGCCGGCGACAGGCCCTCGTCGACCGCCATGGCGCGCAGCTGCGCGGTGGACCACGAGCCCAGGAAGCGGCGCATGCGGTCCACGGCGAGTTCGATTTGGCCCTCGGTCGGGGCGATGGTGCTGGGGTTCATCGTGGGCTCCCTGCCGTTGATGTGAGCCCATCTTGAGACATACTTGTCTTGCCTGTCAAGACATTTGTGTCTTGGCCGAGGCGAAAACGTGTCTACACTCCGGAATCAGGGAGTTGGCGCGTCTACTTCAGGTGCTTTTGACGATTTCCCGAATGCTGCTAGGGGCAATTGGCGACGCAGCGGCGCTCGAGGCGCCATCCCTGCTCGGCGAGGCACCCGGAATAAGCGCCGTTGCCGGCCTCTCGCGCGGCGACATCACCGGAGGTGGTGATGGAGTAGGGCGACGCCGCTCGCTTGGCGCGCTCCTGGTCCTGGGCCTGAGCTCGCGCCTGGTCGGCGGCGGTGCGCGCACGCGGTGCACAGACCGCGCGGGCCTGCTCGAAGGGCATCGCGGGCGAAGCGGTGAAGGGAACGGGGTGCGTCTCGAAGCGTTGCGCGGTCGCGCACGCCGAGAGGGAAACGAGGGCTACTGCGGCGGTTTGCCGTAGTGCCCGAGCTCTTCCGCGGCCTGCCGGATGGTGGCCCATAGCTGGCGTTCCTTTTCGGAGACGGGCGCCAGGGCCGGCAGGTTGCGCGCGTCGATGTCGGGGATCATGAGCTGCCACAGCGACACGTCGAGTCCCTGCGCGATCTTCACCATGTTCTCGAGCGTGGGGGAGTTCTCGAGGTTCAGGATCCGGTTGAGCGTGCGCTGGTGCATCTTCGAGCGCTTCGCCAGGGCCGGTTGCTTGAGCGGCGGCTCCTCCGCGTCCATCAACCTCTGCACGTTGTCGGCGAAGACCTTGTGGTAGTCGGTGACGTCGGCCATGGCGGCAGGGTAGCGAGCGATCACGGACATGTGTGTCTTGTCGCTCGATCCCGACGGCTTGACGACAAGACATTTTTGTCTTACCGTGCGCTGCATGCGAGACGCGCTATACGAATTCGCTGTTTCGGGCCTAAAAAGGCGCCGGGGACAGTGGCCGGAGATCTCCGCGGCCACCGGAATCAGCACCAAGACCATGTCCCGGATGCTGAAAGGGGTGAATAGCAACCGCCGCGACACGCTGATCGCGCTCGCCGAGCACTTCAAGGCCAATCCGGCCCCGAAAACGGTCAGGCCGCGATGAACCTTCGGCTGGGCTCATCGGGGGCGCCTGGCGGCCCGCCGCGGTACGAGCAAATCCTGTGGCACGGCGCGCAGCGCCGCCGCGAGTGCCTCGATCGTGTCCAGGTTCGCGCCGTAGTCGGCGTTGAGCACCCGCTGGACGGTCGAGCGCGAGACGCCCGAGGCCGTGGCGAGTGCGGTCACCTTGTCGCCCATCTTCGCGAACCGCGCTTGCATGCGCTCGCGCACGTTCGCCGCGAGGATCTCGCGCAAGGCGCTCGGGGTCTTGTGGGTGGGCTTTCGGGGGTACATGGCGCGCGCCTCAAAGATGGGCGTGAAGCCTACCGGGGTTTCTCGGACATTTGTGTCTCGCAGCATGGCGGAGCCCGTGGGGTCGGTCGATGAACGGCGACGCTACAGACCGCCCCCCGCCCCCGTCACGCCCCGTGAAGGGCGTCCTCAGGGAGCGCTTCGAGGACAAGCAGGACAAGACCATCGACGACGCCATGGGTCACGGCGAGACGTGGGCGAAGAAAATCCGCAACGGGAAGCAGGGCGTGCTGCTCGACGAGGTGCCGAAGCTCCTCGCCGTGCTGGGGCTCAAGATCGTGAGCGCCGAGCGCATCTGCATCACGGAGGAGCAGCTCGCGCACTACAAGGCGTGCGAGACGCTCGCCACCGGGGCCCTCAAGCGCGGGCCGGTGCTCATCCAGGACTGGGATAGCCAGGAGGCGCAGCCGTGATCCCGCGCAAGCGCCGCGCCGTGGTGGTGAAGGTGCGCGAGGCCTCGGTGCTGCGCTCGGTGCTGGAGTTCCTGCGCTACCACCCGCGGGTCGCGAAGGCCTGGCGGCAGAACTCGGGCGCCATGAACATCGACGGGCGCCACGTGCGCTTCACCGACGAGGTGGGGATCCCCGACATCTGCGGGTTCCTGAAGGACGGCCGCGGGCTCTACGTGGAGTGCAAGGCGCCCGGCGGCCGGCTCAGCTACTGGCAGAACCACTTCCTCGAGGCGGCGCGCAAGGCCGGGTGCGTGGCCGGGATGGTGCACTCGATCGAGGAGGCCGAAGCGCTCATCAAGGCCGCGACGGTATGGCAGGGCTGATGGAGCAGCTCGACCTGGTGCTCCTCCCGCGGGCCCGGCGCCACGACCCGGACACGAGCCACGCGGCCGCCGCGCGCGCGATGGGCATGGCCGTGAACCACCGCAACCGGATCATGGCGGTGCTCGACCGCCCGCAGACCATCAAGGAGCTCGCGGCGCGCCTCGCCGACGTCGACCACGTCGCGGTCGCCCGGCGCATGCCCGAGCTCAAAGCGCTCCAGCTGGCCCACCCAACCGCCGAGCGCCGCGAGGGCTGCCGGGTGTGGGCGAGGGGCCCTGCGCCCGCCGAGGGGGGGCAATAGCCGTGGCCGGCGACTGGATCAAGTTCGACACCGCGACCATCGACAAGCCCGAGGTGTGGAACATCGCCGACGCGCTGAACAAGACGCCGGAGGCGGTGATCGGGCACCTCCTGAGGTTCTGGGTTTGGGCCGATCGGCAGTCCCGGGACGGTAACGCTCTTGTAACGCAGATTTCGCGCATCGACCACATCGCGAACTGCACGGGCTTCGGCGACGCGCTTTTATCCACAGGGTGGCTGGTGAAGGAAAAGGGGGGCTACAGCATCCCGAACTTCGACCGCCACAACGGGAAAAGCGCGAAGAAACGGGCGCTTACGAAGAATCGCGTGGAGACCCACCGAGGGAAAAACGGTAACGCTCCTGTTAACGCTCACGGCGTTACGAAAGCGTTACCAGAGAAGAGAAGAGAAGTACCTATAACAAACACTGTGGTAACTAGAAAGAGGCCTGTGGATAAGCCGGCGCGCACGGCCACCACCGAAGGCCCCGCACCCTTCACCGCCCTCATGGCGAAGGCGATCGCGAAAGGCGAGGTCACGCCCGAGCTCAAGCAGCTCGAGGAATCGAGCGAGCCCACCGACCAGGTCGAACCCACCTCCCAACCCGCACCACGCGGGAACGGCCAGATCCCCGAGGACTGGGCCGAGACCACCGACGGCATCGAACACGCCGGCCACGCGTACGGCATGCAGCGCCTCGCATTCGAGACCGACGAGGCCTACGCCCAGCGCATCGAGGCTCGGCGAGCCCTCGGATAGACCCTCCTCGCAACCCCATTCCCCACCAACCCCTCTACGCGCGAGGCTTCCCTGAAAGCTAACCCGTTGAAGATGCTCACGAAACAGCCCTCCTGCGAGACCGAGGACCACCCCTCGTGAAGGCCAGGAATGCAGAAAATAGCACGACCGTGCCGCCGATAATATTCATTATGTCAACTACTGATTGTAATGGAATCAATGGCTTACGGCACATTCGGTGGATCGAGGGTGTCTGAGTGCCATGGTGCGAGCGCCCACTTACATCAAACTCCGGGACCACCCGGCCCCACGGACGGGGGAGTCCGAGTTGTTGCTCACCCCCTCGCCGAAATTGCAGCCCCCAACCCCCATTTTTCGGAGGCACCCCGTGACCCGTTCGACCACGCAGCGCTCGGCAGGTGAATTCCTCGCGGTGATGACGGCGGAGGTGATCGGGAATGCCGACAAGGTCCTGGCGGTGATGGTGATCACGGCGTACGCGCCGCTCGACCCGAGGGAGACGCAGGCGCCGGTGGCGCTCGCGGCCTGGGGCGGCACGATTGCGGCGCAGGCGCAGCTGCTGCGCGACCTCGCGGCGCGGCTCGAGCGCGAGGCCGCGGACCCGCCGATGGAGGAGTCGAGGACGGTGCAGTGAGTTTCGACCCCTACCAGGAGTTGGGCGTGGCGCGCGACGCCGACGAGGCCGCGATCAAGCGCGCGCACCGGCGCAAGGCTCGGGAGCACCACCCCGACAAGGGCGGGGACGCCGCGCGCTTCCAGGTGGTGCAGCGCGCCTACGAGGTGCTCGCGGATCCGGACCGGCGGAAGCAGTTCGACGAGACCGGGAATGCCGAGCCGGTGCAGGACGCCGAGAACGCCGCGATGATGCAGCTGGCGAAGCTCGTGCTCGAGGTGGTCGACCGGGCGGACCTCGCGCGCGCCGACCTGGTCGTGGTGATGCGCGACTCGGTCGAGGCGGCGATCGCGGCGCAGCGCAAGCAGCGCGCGCAAGTCGAGCAGCGGATCGCGCGGCAGGAGGAGGCGCTCAAGCGCTTCGTGCACAAGGGCGGCGGCGAGGACCCCATCGCGCTGATGCTCACGCAGGCGGTGGCGGCCGCGCGCGCGACCCTCCCCGGGTACGACCAGGTGATCGGCGCCTACGACAAGCTCCTCGAGGTGCTCGCCGCGTACTCCTACCGCGTGGATGAGGTGCAGTGGCCGGGCGGCTTGCAGGCGTCGCCCTTCGGCGGGATTTTCCAACACATGGGAGGGCAACGATGAAGCGCGACACGTGCAGCGAATGCCAGGCGTACAACTCGCTCGCGAACGAATGCCGCCGGCACGCGCCGGTGATGGTGCCGATCCCGCAGGACGGCCGCGTGGCCTCGATGGGGCTCTATCCCGCGACCCCGAGCTCGGGCTGGTGCCTCGAGTTCATCCGCGACCCGGTGAAGGTGCAGTGACGGTCGACCTCAACCTGCTGCAGAAAGTGAGCGAGGACCGGGCGCTCGGTAGCGCCATGCTCTTCGCGCACCGGCATCCGCAGGAATCGGCGCCGATGCACGTCGAGATGATGGACCTCTGGCGCTCGGCCGACGAGTTCGTGCTGATCGAGGCGTTCCGCGACGCCGCGAAGTCCACCATCGCCGAAGAAGCGATCACGATGGAGGGGGCTTTCGGGAATTTTTTCTACATGCTCCTCATCGGCGAGACGTACACGAAGGCGTGCCAGCGCTTGGCCGCGATCGACTACGAGGCGCGCACGAACGTGAAGCTGCACCGGCTCTTCGGGGGTGCGGTGCTTTCTCGCAAGTCGATCGAGAACAAGGTCTTCTTCAAGTCGGGCGCGATGATCGAGGCGGTGGGCTGGGAGCAGGAGCTGCAGTCGTTCAAGAATTTCGAACACCGTCCCGACTTCGCGTGGCTGGACGACATCGAGAACCTGGAGCGGGTGCGCGACTCGGCGACGGTGCAGGTGAACATGCGCAAGTTCTGGCTGGAGCTTGTCCCGGCGCTGAACAAGATGCGCCGGCGCGTGCGCTTCACCCAGACCCGCCGCGCCGAGGACTGCATGGTCACGCGCTTCGCCGCCTCGCTCGAGTGGCTCTATCGCGGCTGGCCGATCTGCGACGGCGACGTCGACGCCCCGACCACTAAGTCGAATTGG